AAACCCTTAGAAAACATTAAGTACCCTGTGTACCCTTTAAGGGGGTATACAAAGATAACTGATGTTAATGGAGTGGTCAAAGTATATACTCAACACAAAATGTATATTATAGATGACCGAAACTTAGAGGGGAAAACTTTAGGTGAGCGCCGACTACGCTTGAAAAAGTTCAAATATCCGTTACTTACGAGCATATGTACTGCTAAAGATGTAATTATGAGCCCTAAGAAGGTTTTTATAGATGATGAAGGTACGATATTCAAATATGTAAAGACTAGAAAGGCAAGGCTTATGTACAGACAAATAGCTGAGTTAATAAGACTACCCTTTGGTAGTACAAAGATTTTAGTAAGAGGTATAAACTCCCCTTTTATTATGCATCAAGATATCCCTTTGGATTACGCGTACGCGGGGTTACTGCAGTTTGATGGGGGTTATATACTGTACGAAGTATCCAAAAAGAAGAAGGAGGACTCATGGCGAAGAGTATAAATAAAGCAGTTCTTAGTAATAGAATATATCTTAATGTAAATGATGACTTAGTAGAGATACTAGAAAGAACTCTAACATATGAGATAGAACAAAAAACGGGTAATCCTTTAGACTCTAATGTTTTAATAATTAGAAACGCTGTTAGAATTAATAAAGACTTATACTCTATACCTAGTGGCAGAGCGGACTTAATTCCTAATGACTATACGATAGTAGATAAACAAATAAAACTTAAAGCTACTTTCCCCAAGTTCAGATTTGAACTAAGACCAAGCCAACAAAAGATATATGATGAAGTGACAGGTTCGTGCTTAATCAATGCTCCAGTTAGTTATGGTAAAACCTTTCTAGGTTTAGCAATCGCTGCCAAGATGGGGTATAAAACATTAGTCATTGTACATACCATAGCATTAAGAGACCAATGGGCTAAGGAAGTAGAGAAATGCTTTGGTTTTAAGCCGGGGATTATTGGCTCGGGTAGGTTTGAGGTAGACTCTCCTATCGTTTTAGGTAATATTCAAACTATACGAAAGAGAGTACCTAAACTAATAGAAGAGTTTGGTACGGTGTTGGTGGATGAATGCCATCATACTCCTGCAGCAACTTTTACTGAGGTACTAAATAAAATAAAAGCAACAGTAAAAATAGGCCTATCGGGCACACTGCATAGAAAAGATAATAGGCACGTAGTATTAAAAGACTACTTTAGCTTCACGTTGTTTCAGCCTCCGGTTGAGAACTCAATGAAACCAGAAATATTCATACTAAATACAGGTATATTCTTTAGTAGTAATAGAAACATTCCGTGGGCTATTAGAGTAAATGATCTAGTAGCTAGAGCGGACTATAAAAAATTAGTCGCCGATGTTGCCCAAACACAGGCAATAAAAGGGCACAAAGTATTAGTAGTAGCAGATAGAGTACAATTCCTAGAAGATATATCGGAATTATGTGGTTCTAATGCTATGACTATAACAGGCAAGACAGAGAATAGAGACGAGATGTTGAAATCTATTGATACAGATAAAGATATTTTATGTGGTAGTATTAGTATTTTTTCAGAGGGGATTTCATTAAGCTCTCTCTCATGCTTAATTCTTGCAACACCTATTAATAATGAACCTATGCTAACACAGCTTATAGGTAGAATTATTAGAATAAAAGAGGGTAAGAGAACACCAGAAGTTATTGACTTGAACCTGAAAGGTTCTACTGCTAATAACCAGGCTACTGCACGAGCTGGATTATACCTAAAGTTAGGCTATAAAGTACATAACCTAACTTAAAAATATTACTTGACAAAAAGGTTAAACTTTGGTATAATAGTCGCATAAATGATAAAATATAATTGGGAAAAAATAAAGCGATGCTCGGGTGGTAAGCCCAAGGTTGTGCTAGCTCTGATGTATTTAATAACAAAAGGTGTTGTACCTACTAAGTGGGGCAAGTACCTAAGGGATTTAAATCTAAAAGGAATACAGGGGGATAGTTTTATTTTGAACCCCGAGGAATTATTAGAGTCTTTAGACTCCTATAGTGAATCGGACATTATAATGTATATTCACTTAGCTAGTCTAAGAAATTATACAAGTTATCACTTAGAAGGTAATGCAAGTTTACCGCTTTTACATGCTGATATACATGAAAAATATATACAACAAAACGGACTACTAGAAATAGTAGGAAATATAATACACTTTAAATACGAGGAAACAAAAAATGGCAATTAACTTTAAAAAAATCAACGGTAAAGCAAAGAAAGGCGGAGCAGAACTACTAACACTAGTTGACGGGGATAATACTTTTAGAATGGTTGGAGACATTGTAGCGCGCTACAATTACTGGGTACAAGGCTCTAATGATAAAAATATTCCAATGGAATGTTTAGGTTTCGATAGAGAGTCTGAATCTTTTAAGAACTTAGAGAAAGATTGGGTTCGTCACTACTTTCCAGAACTTAAGTGTTCTTGGGCATACGCAGTGATGGCTATCGATCGCGCAGACGGTAAGCTAAAACTTCTTAATCTAAAGAAAAAGATGTTTGAGCAAATCCTAACTGTTGCAGAAGAGTTAGGTGATCCTACAGATACAGCTACTGGTTGGGATATTACGGTAAACCGTAAAAAGACTGGACCATTAGCATTTAACGTAGAGTACACAGTTAAGCAAATGAAAATCAAAGCTACTCCACTTAGTGAAGCAGACAACGAGTTAATCGCAGAGTTAAAGCCGATTGACCAAATCGTAGCCCGCCCAACTTCAGATGAGCAAAAGATTTTTATTGAACAAAATATCTTAGGCAATACTGATGAAGTAGCGGCTGAAGTAACGAAGGAGTTTGAATCTGCAGAGGATTTAGGTTAATAGTTACTGCTTTAGAAAGGGACGTATTATTGCGTCCCTTTTTTAATTTTAGGAGGAAAATATGAAAGTATTATTCTCGGCGGACTGGCATATTAAATTGGGACAAAAGAATGTACCAAGAGAATGGCAGAAAAACCGATTTCACTCAATGTTCAAGAAGTTACACGAAATAGAAAAAGACGTTGATTTAAACGTTGTGGGCGGAGACGTATTTGATAAAGTACCTAATCTAGAAGAATTGGAATTATTCTTTGACTATGTGAGAGGTTGTACTATTGAAACAGTTATCTTTGACGGAAACCACGAAGCAACTAAGAAAGGACACACCTTTCTAACCCAACTGCAAACAGTAGTTAACGGTCTAAACCCTTTGGTAAAGATTGTAACAAGTAGTTGTTCTATACATAATATGGATTTCATTCCATACACAGAACTAAAAACTTTTAAAACTAAAGATTTTAGTAACCAAATTTTATACACCCACGTACGGGGCGAGATCCCTCCACACGTATCCCCAGAGATTGATTTAGAGATTTTAGAGCACTGGGATAAAGTATTTGCGGGGGACTTACACGCCCACTCAAATAGTCAAAGAAATATAGTGTACCCAGGTAGTCCTTTAACTACATCATTTCACCGAAAAGAAGTTCAAGCAGGAGTACTTATTTTAGACTCTGAAACTTTGGATTACGAGTGGATTGACTTAGAACTACCACAATTACTACGAGTAACAGTAGATAATGAAAAAGATATGGTGAAGACAGACTTTCACCACACCATTTATGAAGTTACAGGAGATTTATTATCACTAGCAGGATTGGACCTCGATAATGAATTACTAGATAAGAAGATTGTTAGTAGGAATAGTGAAGCTACTCTTCTTCTAAAAGATATGTCTTTAGAAGAAGAGTTATTCGAGTACCTACAAAATGTACAAAGTCTAGATATTACAAAAATAGAAAGCATACTAGGAGTATTTAATGATTTATCTAAAGACGCTTAAGTGGGACAACTGTTTTTCCTATGGAAAGGGTAATTCAATTAACTTTGATGATTCCGCAGTTACTCAGCTAATAGGTACAAATGGTACGGGTAAAAGTAGTATTCCTTTAATACTTGAAGAAGTATTATATGGAAAGAATAATAAGGGGATTAAAAAGCAGGATATTCCAAACAGATACTTAGAGGAAGGTTATCATATAGAGCTAAAATTTAAGGTTGATAAAGATAAGTACGAAATAGTACTAAATAGAAAATCTAGTATCTCTTTGAAAATATCCAAAAATGGTACTGATATTAGTAGTCATACTACTACAGCTACATACAAAACTATTGAAAACATTTTAGGTTTAAACTATAAGACGTTTTCACAACTATTCTATCAAAGTGCTTCTTCTAACTTAGAGTTTCTAAAAGCTACTGATACTAATAGGAAGAAATTTTTAATAGCGTTACTAGGGTTAGATAAGTATATTGAATTATTCGAGTTATTCAAAGATAAGCACAAAGAGTATAATTCATCTTTAGTAGCTATTGAAGCAAGTTGTTCTGTTATTGATAATTGGTTAGCAGAAAACGCTTTAGAAGATACTACTCCTATGAATATCCTAGAGGTTCCCGAAGATGCTGCTAAAGAAGTGGAAGAGTATACTAAACTGAAAGGTGAGTACGATAACGCGGAGCAAATAAATAAAGATATTAATAAGAATAACGAGTATATGAGAATGCTTAAAAATGTTGATATTGATGAAGTAGTAAAGCAGGTGGACAAACCTGAGTCCGTGGACTCAGAGGTCCAGGAGAAAGGCTCTCTAACCTCGCAGTCTGCTGCTAAGAAGGCTTTGATTACAAAACTATCAAAACTCGACTCTCAATGCCCTATGTGTATGCAGTCGGTAGATGAAGAGTTTATTACAGATTTAATCTCCAAAGCTAAAGAAGTTATTAGTAGTAATACGGTACGTATTGAAGAGGTTGAAGATATAATTACAAGTGCCAAAGCGGAGCTATTAGCCTACCATACTCACCAAAAAGTAGTAGCAGACTTCGAAAACTTAAACAACTTGGTAGATAGTACAAAAAGTACTAAGTTAGTAGATAGAGATAACGCACAAACTAAGATGATAGTTTTGAAGGAAGCAATCCAACAAGTACGCAAGAACATTAAAAAAGCAATAGCTCACAATGAAAAAGCGACTGCTTTTAATACCAAGATAGACGTGATTTTAGAGCAAACTGCTGATTTTGAAGAAAAACTACGCATTAAGACTGCAGAATTAGAGGAGCTAAGAGAATTAGCTGCTATAGTAGATATACTAAAGAAATCTTTTAGTACAAACGGCTTGATAGCTTATAAGATTGAGTCTTTAGTTAAAGATCTAGAGGATGAGATAAATAAGTACCTAGCAGAATTATCTGCTGGAAGATTTCAGTTGAATTTCAATTTGAAAGGTGAGAAGTTGAATATTCAGATAATAGATGAAGGTAGAATAGTTGAGATAGAGGCTCTCTCCAGTGGAGAGTTTGGCCGAGTGAACACTGCTACATTACTTGGAATAAGAAAGGTAATGAATATACTTTCCAAATCTAAGTTGAATTTGCTAATCTTAGATGAGGTTATGGGAGTCCTAGATGACTCAGGCAAAGAAAAACTAGTTGAGATACTGCTTGAGGAAACCGAGATCAATACGTTCATTGTTTCGCATGAGTACACTCATCCATTGCTTAATAAAATTAATATCACAAAAGAAAACAATATATCGAGGTTAGAAAATGGTTGATAGTAGGGCTAAAGGAAGAACTGCGGAGTATAAAGTTAGGGACTTACTAAGAAAGAGGACAGGGTTAGACAAGTGGGAGCGAGTTCCTTTATCTGGAGCAGGGCACATCAAAGGAGATGTATACTTAGCTAACTCTTCTAACTACTATTGTATTGAAGTAAAGTCTTATAAAGATGACCAAATACATAGTAATCTAGTAAACGACACTAAGTCTCAGTTAGAAAAGTTTTGGGACCAAGCAGTAAGAGAAGCTAAAGAAATGGCAGCAGAGCCTATCTTAGTATTTAAGAAAGATAGGGGCAAGTGGTTAATAGCAACAGAAGTAGGGGAAATGATTACACCAGAGCTAATCTTTCAACCAGATGAAGAAACAACTTTACACATATATTTATTTGAGAAGTGGCTAGAAACCAAGCCATCAAGCATATTTAAAAAGGAATACGAATGAAATTTAATGATTTAAAAGCGTCCCAAGAAAGGGACAACCTGTTAGTAGTAGATGGACTAAACTTAGCCTTTAGGTATAAGCATAGTGGGTCTACTAACTTTGCGGCGGATTACTTGAGATTAATACAATCTCTTGCTCAATCTTATAGTGCAGCCAAAGTTATTGTTACTTCGGACTGGGGGAAATCAAGTTATAGACTTGCTGTAGATGCAGAGTATAAGGGTAATAGAACAAAACTTAGAGAAAAGCAAACCGAAGAAGAGAAAGATGCGTTTACAGCTTTTATACAAGAGTATGATAGAACACTAAAACTAGTTGGCGAAGTCTTCCCTGTAGTTAAGTTTAAGGGGGTTGAGGCGGACGATATTGCAGCATATATTGCTAGTAAGTTTGATGATAATGAGTTAGAGCATTGTTGGTTAGTAAGTTCAGATAAAGACTGGGATTTATTAATTACCAACTTTATCTCTCGTTTCTCTTATGTAACTAGGAAGGAAACCACAGTACAGAACTTCGAAGAAACCCATAACTGTACACCAGAAGAGTTCATTAGTATGAAAGCTTTAATGGGGGACACGGGAGATAATGTTCCGGGAGTCTCAGGAGTAGGGGCAAAACGTGCTTATGCTTTAATAAGAGAATATGGTAGTGCTTTAGATATTTATGACCAAGTACCTTTGCCCGGAAACTATGTATATATTAAAAACTTAAACGCTTCAGAGGATAGAATTTTAATTAACTATGAATTAATGGACTTACTTACTTACTGTGAAGAAGCTATTGGAGAAGACAACGTTAAAGAGCTAGACGAATTATTGGAGAGATATGTTAATAACTAAAAGGAATGGGAAACAAGAGGAGATGGACCTAGATCGTATCCATCAGATGCTTGAAAACTGTAAGAAAGAGGATTTAGGTAGAGAGTTAGATGTATCAGTGTCAGATACAGCTTTGAGTGCACATATTAAGTTCGCGGAGGGAATGAAAACCTCCGACATACAGCAAACGTTGATTAAGTCTGCAGCGGAGAAGATTTCTCCACAAACTCCAGACTACGCTATTTTTGCGGGTAGATTACTAGTAACAGAGATGCGCAAAGAGTGTTATGGTAGTTTTGATCCAGTACGCTTTATTGACTATATCCATGCTAATGTAGCTT